TTTTGTAATCGTTGCTGGTAACGGCGCAACTAGCAGAGCAAACATAGAAGCTCTGATGGAAGATTATTATTATGCTGGTGGTGATGGCGGAACACTGCTTCTTCCATACACTGAGAAACCATCTCAAGGACAGGTGTTTGCTGCCCAATACTCAAAAGACAATGGAAAAGATATTGTTATCTTTGCACCAGAAGGCGCAACATATGACAACATTCCATCATCCAGTGTTGTACTAACAACAGAACCATTTGCTGCCGCCGCTGATGAGGCTAAAGGAAATAACCCATCTGCTTTTATTTTATGGGCAGATGAAGACAATGACTCACAGGTCATATTGACTTACTGCCGAGATGCAAATATTCCATGCTTTGATTTAACCAATGGCCTTGGACCACTGACCGCTACTAAAGACGCGGTCCCTATGACTACTCCTGTAGTTCCTAAACAAGAACAGGTTACGCAACCTGTTGTTGAAGAGGAAGAGGATGACGAGGATGAGGAAGACGACGAAGAGGAGTACGAGGAAGACGAGGAGGAGATGGAAGACCTAGATGGCCTATATGAGGGCGTTGAAGCGGTTGCCCGTATCTTTGCTAAGGTGTTGATTGAGGAATGGAAAAAAGCCAATGAAACCCCTAAGCCCTAAGGCCCTAGGTCTCCTCATGCACTGAATAAGGGCAGAGGCCAGACTGGTCAGTACTGGTCAGAGGTTTTGATTACTGAAGCTGGGGTTAAGTACGCTTCACGGTATGCCAAAAAGGCAGACGGACGGACATCCAAAAAGGCAGACGGACCGTCTCCTAAAATAGGCAACTCCATTTCACAGAATAGCTACTCAGCTAATACTCCGTATAGTAAGAGAGCTAATTCGATATTAAAAGAGGGTCGGACGGAGTCCGACGAAAGAGAAGAATTTGAAAAGGTGCCACTAAAGATTGGAGACCAAATGCTAGGAAGCACGCCACTCGACCCAGATGATGCCGATGCCGAAAAGAAAAAGTGGGAAGAAAAGAAAAGGGCAAAGCGCCGCGAGAACAAGGAGTCTCGTAGGGTAGATAAGATTAAACACATCGCCTCCCGCCCCGTTGAGGATTGGACTCCAACTCAGTTAGCAGAATACTTTGCTGACCAGATGAAACAAATGAACTGGCGCATTCCTGAGTGGACTAGTCGTAGTGCTTTCAAAGGTGCTATTGAAACTCTAAGAATGAACCACCACACCGATGGCGCTATTGAAAAGAAACTGATTGATAGATTTTTTTCTACGATTAGGCATGATAAGGGACTTGACAACCCCGACCTCATATGGCGTATGTTTATCAAGCGAGCACCGCAAATGCTTAATGACACAAAGGCTTCTTTAAGAACTGATGATGATGTTGTAGCATTACGAGAGCAAGCTGCTAAATCATGGGAAGGTCTAGATGTATAAACTAGAAGAACAAAAGATTCGTCGCCGTACTTGGATACAAGCAGCAAACATTCCTCCTGCTATGCAGGGTTGGATATTAGAGGATTGCGTAGAGTCTGACCCATCGGATGTTGAAAATATTCGCAAATGGATTACCGCTGTAAGTAAAGGCGTAATCATTAGAGCTACAGGTAATAAATCTTGTGGCAAAGGGTTGTTGTTAGATGGAAACCCTGGCAGAGGTAAAACAACGCTAGCCTTATCAGCTATTCAAGAGATGATGCTTAGACTTCCACTAGATGCTTTTGGTGTAAAGCCTGGGGATACTCTGATAAAACCTTGCTATTTCATGACTTTTAATGACTTTTTAGAGTTAAAAGGTTCCATGATGGATGACCCGACAGATGCTCAGGACACCCTCTATCATGGTGTCTTAGGAGAATGCTTGGCAGACGCCTACAACATTCGTATACTTGTTCTAGACGATGTTGGAAAGGAACATGCGGGGCTCTCTGGGTGGCAGAAGAATATGCTTCATCATCTTCTTCGCACTCGTTACAACAATGGACTACCAACTATCGTAACAACAAACGTAAAACTAGAAGATTGGGCAGGCCTCTACGGTGATGCGACAGAAAGTTTCGCACGCGGGGCGTTTGCTTACCTACCAGTCGTGGCAGAAAAAGGAGACCTACGTCGATGAGGAATGCGGTGAATGAAGAACTAAGACTAGTTCAGGTGTTCTTGAGTCAAACTCAAACCCCTGGACCTGGCATCTACGAAGTATCGGTTCAAGAAGGAACCGAGAGATTGTTCTGCACATGCCCAGGATTCAATGGACGAGGTTCCTGCAAACACACAAAGTTTGTAAAAGCCCGTATTGAAAACAATAATGGAAACTATCCTCTAGAGATTTCTAATCGTGCATCCAAAGACGATGCAGACCAAGCGCGGATATCTAACTCTAAGTTCCGTGAATTTATTATTAAGTTCGGCAAGATAGAGGTATTCTAATCCCGTGAAGAACGGGGACATAAGTAACGAACTGCCAAAAAGAATACTCGTTACTACAGATATATTTTCACGCATTGAACTTACAAAGCAACGTAAGTTTAAAATTATTCCTACCATAAAGGTAGATAAAAAAATTGATAGAGGCGTGCTTAGTTGGCTATACCTGTACACGTCTAGAACAGGGACAACTCTAGAGCTTATTTCTTATGAGCTTAATGAAACTGATTTAGAAAAATTTGTTGATGGACTTGACAGACTAGGTACCAATCCATTTAGATACTTTACGGCATACCAATCGGTACAACACTTGGTGCAAGAGTTACCACTCAGACCCGAGGTTGTTGGTGTCGTTGATATACAATCAAGGATGCTAATGTACGGGCACTGGGGACGTAACATAAACGAACTATGAATAACGAAACGCGATTACTAAGTAAAGTACTACAGGACAGGTCTATCACCGTACTGTTTGATAAAGGTGCGAACGACCAGTGGTTTGTAGACCCAGAAAATAAAAACGTATGGAAGCTAGTACGCGAGCATTATTTTGCTTACGGAGAAGTTCCAAGCCTTGATGTTATTAGTTCTAACTATCCAAACTACAAATTAGTTCAGGTACAAGATAGCCTTGAGTACCTTGTAGATGCAGTAGTTGATGAGCGTCGTAGAGCTTCAACCATAAAGATGGTTGACACCGCTATCAAACACATAGAACAACAGGACCACGAAACAGCACTACTTGCCATCCAATCAAGTCTTAGTCAATTAGAGTCTGATGGACTTAGTGGCACCAGCGATTTAGATTTAACAATTGATGCGCAAAAGCGTTACGACGAATACGAATACAGAAAGAACAACCCAGGACTACTTGGAGTAGCAACAGGGTTCCATACTATGGATTCAGCAACAGGAGGGCTTCAAAACGGTCAGTTAATTGTTATTGTTGCTCCACCTAAAACAGGTAAGTCAACACTTGCTTTGCAGATTGCTCAGAATGTTCACATGAAAGATAAACGAGTTATGTTTCAATCTTTTGAGATGAGCAACCATGAACAACTAACTCGTTACGATGCTATGAGAGCACGTATATCTCACTCTAGACTTATCAACGGTTTATTAACCCCAGAAGAAGAGGGTCGTTATAAAGCTAAGCTTGCCAGCATTGAAAAAATGCGAGAAAAGTTTTGGTTAGTTGACTCAGCTGCGGGTATGACAGTAACAGGTATCTCAAGCAAAATACAGGTTTTACACCCAGACGTTGTATTTATTGATGGTACTTACTTGATGATTGATGAACAGACTGGAGAAGCAAACACTCCACAAGCCATTACTAACATTACCCGTTCATTGAAACGTATGGCTCAAAGATTTAAAGTGCCTATTGTTATCTCGACTCAGGCTTTGAAGTGGAAGATGAAAAAGGGACAAGTAACTGCTGACTCAATTGGTTACTCTTCTTCTTTTCACCAAGACGCCGATGTAATCTTTGGTTTGCAACGAGAAGACGAAGCAGTAGATGACACACGTGTGTTAAAGATTCTTGACAGCCGTAACTCTGGACGTGGAGAAGTTACCCTTATGTGGGACTGGAACACGGGCCAGTTTAGAGAGCTTGAAAGCGATGACCTATGACATTAGAAGAGATGGAAGATACTTTAGAAAGGCTCGGACTTGAAGTCGTATCCACTAGAGGTTCAGAAATCCAAAGCTATTGTCCTGCACACGTTGAGAGAACAGGTCACGAAGACCGTAACCCATCGTGGTGGATTAACTCAGACACTGGTGCACATATCTGTTTTTCATGCCACTACAAAGGCGGACTGTTGTCCCTGGTTTCCTATATTCAAAAATGGGACTATGAAAAATCAAAAGAGTGGCTTAATGACG